TATTTAGGTAGTGGAGTTAGAATAAAATATGCTATAAGGAAATATGGCCGAGATAACTTTAAAAAAGAAATTATAGAATCTAATATAGATAACTTAGAAACATTAAATGAAAGAGAACTATATTGGATAAATCTTTATTGGGAAACATCTTCTAATATGATGTATAATATTGCTAAACATCGTTTTGGCGGAACAAGTATGAAATTTAGAACTGAAGAGCATTATCAAAAAATAGTGGAAACTAGAAGAAAAAATGGTACTTATATTGGCGCTCCTGGAAAGAGATCTCAAGAGACGAAAGATAAAATTAGTATTGGAAATAAGGGAAAGAAAAGATCTGAAGAAGATAATGAAAAGAATAGAATAGGACATTTAGGTAAAAAACATACAGAGGAAACTAAAAAAATTATAGGAGATATTCATAAAGGAAATAGTTATTGTAAGGGGAAAACAGTTCCTTTAGAAATTAGAAATAAAATTTCAGAAGGATTAAAGGGAAGACCAGTTAGTAAAAAAACTAGGGATAAACTTGCTAAAACAAATACTGGGAAAATTATGTCAGAAGAAGGACGTAAAAAAATTTCAGAAGCAGGAAAGGGGAGGAAATATACAGAAGAAACTAAAAAATTATGGAGTGAACAAAGAAAGGGAAGAAAACAATCGGAAGAATGGAAAAATAAAATAGCAAATAGTAACAAGGGGCAAAAAAGAAGTGAAGAAAGTAAACAAAAAATGAGAGATTCTAGAAAAAGGTATATTGAAAATAAGAAAACCAGTTAGAAACTGGTTTTCTTATTATACTTTCTGATTTTTATTTCTTTTCTAATTCAAATAAGAAGGAGGTCCCTGCATCAAGTACCCTTGTGTAGCTATTTGACTGAACGAAAATCTTGTACTTGTTCATAATATCCGGCAGGCTCAGTGGTGATACACCGCCTTTAGTTCCGAATGGAACACCGAGTTGTTCGCGGCACCAATTGGTATCTGCGTTTGCTTCACCGGTTACCTTATCAACAAATATTACTTCCTTATTGGCCTGGATAATTTCGCGATTGGCCTTGCCATCTGCGGTTCTTTCAATCAACTGATAGAATCCTCTGCCTTTCTTGTAAGTGGCGCCGGAGTCTTCTACAAATTGTTTAATTACCGTTGCCTCCGCTACCGTCATTACCTGAAACTTTGAAAGAAGCTCTATTTTCTCGTCTGATAGTGTTCCAGCGCCGGTTGTTAAACCGCGAAGCTTGTTGAACATCGCCCGAAGTGCCAAATTACCGGTGAATGATGGATCTGATTTCTGGTAGTCCTCCAGTTGTCCGGCCTGCGAGTAAACAATAGCATTGATATAGGTAACAATATGCTGGAACTGAGAAAGATCCAATTTAATGCCGCCTGTCATTTTAGAAATGCCATCGTAGAAATAATTACTGCCGCGATTACCGAGTGCCTGGACGCCATATATGGCAACACCCATTTCTCCAAGGGCTTTTGCTTCTTCCTTCCAATCATGGATACATGTCTGAAGGCCGCCACCTCTGCGGGAGTGTACCTGGTATCCTTTCATGTGCGGCGTCTCGTCCCCGATCATTATCAAAGCCTTCTTATCAGCTTTCCATGAAAGGTTCCTGGCCGAATGAAGTGCCAGTTCGTAGCACTCGGGTAAATCTCCACCACCGCGGGGTGAATCCTGGTCAATAAACGTTTTTACCTTTTTCATGTCCGTTGTAAAGTCCAGGATCTTCATATGATCTGGTGCATCACAATAGTCGTTCATGATAATGATGGCAAAGCGAATGCCCGGGATGTCCTTTGATAACTTATCTACGGTTTCTTTGGCTTTTGCCCGAACCTGCATGCGGACTGAATACATGCTACCCGTATCATCGAAGGAGATTACTACATCAAGTCCATTTATTATTACTTTTGGTTCCATAGTCTGACCCTCCTATTACTTTTTAGCAGTGGCCTTTTTGGCTGCTTTCTTAGGGGCGACGGCTGCGTGAACAACCGCTACTGGGGTTTCGGTTTTGGTTGATGTCATGGAATCGCCGCGACTAACCAGCTCATTGAGCAGGTCCTGGGCAACGTGGTCTTCCAGTAGGCCGGCATACTTCTTCAGGAATTCGGTGTTTGTCTCCTTGTTGGCATAGACATTAGTCATATAGTCTTTTGTATGCTTAATCAACGCCCGGCGGATGTGGTGCGAATGCATGTCCTGGATTTTTACCAGCCCGTCAGTTTTGGAATTGTAATAGCCACGTGGAGTGAGATCCAGGCCAGTTATAGGAAGTCCCAATGCTTTGGCGACCTTCTGTAACTCTTCAAATGTACCGGTAAATTCACGGCCAGTTGAAAACTTGTGCGTTAAAACCTTTGTTGTGTCCATAAATAATTAATTGATTTTTATGAATACAAATATAAATAAAAGTTTCAGAATAAAAAAATACTAATTGTTAAAGAAAATATAAAGTTATTATTAACTAATAACTCCACCCCCATTTCCACTTCTAGGTTTGATAATGGTAGAGGATTCAGGATTGTCATAAACAACAGAGGTTTGGTCATTTTTATAATTAGCAATTCCTTTATCAATTAAATGAACCTCTGCAAAATAATATAGATCCGATATTGGCGTATCCAATACCTTTCTTGCACCGATGGAATTTTCTATAAAAGATATAGTTTCTTCAGGAGCACTTTCCATATCATTAAAAATGACCAAGGTTTTCTCTATAGGTTCTTCTTGGAGAAATTTGGCAAAGCTCTTCCCTTTGTCGGTGATTGTTTCTGCACTAATAACTATTACATGTAGCCCCAATTTCTTGGCAATCATTTTCATGTGAGAAACAGTTCCCAATGCTAGTTGTTTTTCAACATATAATGGATCACCCGGTTTTTGTCTTATTGCATCCTTTAGCATAGTTTCAAAAGTACCTGGATCAAATAGTGTATTTTCAACTATAAAACGACCGAAATTTTTAAGAGGTTTCATTAGTTTATATATCCCTATAGGAGCCCAATATAATTGGCATATTCTATAGTGCCTGCCAGGTCTTCAGAGATGCCTGCTTCTTGCATAACTATCTTTCTATAATTAGATGGAATCTTTTCGAGCATTGTTGGATTTTCCAAAACAAAATCTGCCATTCCCTTTGCCCAATGATTAGTTGGTTCCTCTGCTCCACTAAATAAAGATACCATTAATTTTGCAATTAGATTATCCTCATAATTCCGTTCTAGTATGAATTGAGATCCTTTTATAATTTTAACAATGGTTTCAATGACCTTCTTCTCCATCTCTTCTTTGGTTTTTGCACCAACTAAGATTTCATAGGATCCATTGCTAGGTTCCCATGTTAATTTACCCATTTTTGGGGAGGATTTAACAATAATGTGGATATTTTGTCTAATCATTCCAAATCTTAATTGAGTTTTATCATTACCAAAATAAGGTAATAGTAGTTTTTCCCAAAAACCAAAATTTGGTGCTTTCTCATCCCATGGTAATAAAAGGCCTAGACTTAATGTTGGTCTAAATAATCCATCATTACTAATCTTTTTCTCTGTTCCAATAAAATTAAAAATTTCTTTCCATTTTGGATCGTCAAATATAGAGTCCGCATTTTTAATATAGTAACCTTCCCCAAGGGATTCTAGATACATTATTGTTATATCCTGTATTTTCAATTCCTTCCCACGAGCGGGACAATTCGGATCTTGTAGCCATTTTCTAAAATCTGCTTGTTTTACATCATGTGGAGCTCTTTTAACAACCCCTTTAATCCAAACATCCTTTAGCATTTCTTCCATTGTATTATAATACATTTGGGAAAAAGGTCGCCCATCACTCAATGCAGTATAATACCATCGCCCATCTGGTAATTTTCTTAAATACGTTTTACTCCCGAGGTCTATATAAAACCTATCTGTGCTTTTTAAAAGATAGCCTTCCGGTAATTTTCTTTTATAGAGGATTGCCATGAGGTCTCGACCATCTTTGGTTGTGTTCAAACTTTCTCTTAGTTCCTTGTATACAGGGAACGTTTCGTAAGGATCTTTTATTGCCATTATTGTAAATTTTCTGAATCGAAATAGGCCTTCTCATAAGAAGACCCGATTTTTGTATAAAGTTCTTCTGGACTAAATCCAGGAAGTGATATTCCCGTTATATGGAATTGCTCTGCGTTCCAGTGATGCTCAGAACACACGGTAATGCCATTAGAAGGTGCAAAACCGCCATTTGGCATCTCATGCCTATCTGTAATATGATGTACGTCTAAACTCTCTGTAACGTGACAGAAAACACACTTATTGCCATCCCTATTGAGGCAATCCTGATTGAATATCTTTTTCCACCGTTTCTGGTCCTGCTTGGTCGACATTGACTGTTTGTTTTACTGGTTCAGTATGATTGTGATGGTGTTTATATCTTTCTTCAAACTTATCTATAGAAGTTGATAGTTCTACACAAAGTTCATATATTGTTAATAACAATGCTATATGACCTATAAATTCTATTACAATAGCAACAAAAGGGATTGTAAAGAATTCGATAACCTTAGCAATTCCCATTGTGATTATACCTTCTACACCATGCTCAAGATATAATCCAACGATCGAGGCGATAACAGGTAATACAAATTCTGGACCCCCTAGTTTATTAGTTACATAGGAAAGGCCTTGTATTAATTTACCTGTTCCCTTAGTTGACAACTCATGAATATCAGTTAACCAAAGAAATGGTGGTTTTTCAGTAATAGTTAATACAACTTTATCAACAACATCAACATTCAATTTTTCATTAATCAAAGATTCTGTAACTTTCTTACTCAAGAAATGGTTACGTAATGAATGTATAATTTTACTAATAAATGGTGCAAAAAAGTCATCAGTATAAAAATTGAAAACATTTTTACAAGTTCTCAAATCATTTAAAAAAGCTACTCTATCCGCACTAATTTTTTCCTTTATTATCTTTTCTAACTTTGGGTTTTTAAATACCTTTTCCTTCAAATGAGTCCTTGCTGCACTAAAATAATTTACCAAATGAGTACTAAGTTGACTTTTAATTTTGGATAAGAAATCAGTAATATTCTTAGATATACTAATAATCCTATCTAAAACTTTTTTACCCCTAGATTGAATGGAGTCTAAAAAGCTCTCATTTATTTGGTACTCTGTTAAATCACTTAATGATAAGTATTCCTTATCTTCTAATGGTAATGCTATATACAAAGCCTCCATTAACTTATTTTCAAAATCGTCGCCCTCATTAAGGTATTCGCTAAAGTATTTGATCCTTTCCATTTGATTAATATCCTTTTCCTTATATATTCAAATGGCAATTACTTAATTCTTTCAAAAACCGGAAGTTCCTCGAGTCTTTTTACTAATTGATAATAATCCCAATAAATTCGATGTTTAGCTCCGGGGTTCCACAAATTAACTACCCACCCATCTCCCCCGCCAGAAGAACCAACCTGGAGATAAAATCCATTACTACCTTCGTATAGATCCGTATCGGGATCAATACGATTAAACCCCTCTTTTATAAGAAGATGATATAATCTTTCAAACTTGTCCTTGCCATTTTCGGACATCGGACATTTAAAACTTTTGGGGCTAAACATATTACTTAATCCTTTCAAATTCTGGTTCTTCTTCTAGTTTTCTTATCAAATCTATGCGTTTGAAATAATTTATGCCATCACTTGGCTTATCTTTTTTCCAGAAATAAACACTATACCTGTTCCGATAACTGAAAATACTTGAATTCACGGGGGTATTTTCTAATACCTTTGCATAGTATTCAGTAATCGGATTATAGTAAACTTTATTCTTTAAAGGAACATAAGTAAACCCATATTCCTTTAATATTATTCCTGGTTCTTCTGATTGCATATTACTTAATTCTTTCGAATGGAGGCCACATTTCTAATCTTTTTAGAAGATCTTCATAACGATAATAACTTATACCATTATATTCACCTTTTGTCCAAATATAAACACTCCATTTTTGTTCCTGAATTGGAATTTTTGGTACTCCAATAATTGCGAAATGACCACTGTTAAAATTTACGAATGTATATGGGTTCTCTATACTGTGATACCATCCATATTTCTTAAAGATTTGCTCAATCTCCCATTTTCTCATTTCACTCACCATCGAAATACAATTTAGCCCGTTTCCAATTTCGGGTCCAATGCTCATCAGTTTGAACATGTCCTTCTCTTACCCATTTTAACACACATTCACCAAAATCAGTATCCGGAAAACCTGCTTCTGTTCTAAATACCACACCTTCTCTTTTTCCTCCTAATGCAGATGGTTCCTTAGCTAATTTTTCTACCAATTCCTTTAATTCTTTCTCAGTATTAACTACTCCTCTAAATAAAACGGGAACAGTTATTAAATCGAATAAGAAAGCGTATTCTTCCACTTCTGGCCAGGAAAGCCAATTCATTTCTTCCCTAATCCCAAACATATAGAAGTAAGACCGTAATCTTTCATATTCAATACTATGAATACCCTCCATGTTTTCTCCAAAAATATGAACACCCTCTGGAATTTGATGTCCTATCCTCGCATGTAAATCCCTTACTGCCCGAGACCAAGGAGATATGGTAAATGCTGCATGACTACGAGCATACACACCCAAAGTCATTTCATCCGTATTCTCACCATCCAATTTCTCTGTACCAATTATCGGTACACCAATTAATCTACTCACAGAAGGAGCTATCCTGTCATCACTAGTAGCGCCAGGGGAAAATGGAAAATGATATGTTCTATTATATTTCATACACAAAGCAAATATAATAAAAAGTTTCTGTATTAAAAAATATATTTTTGATATATATGAAACATTCTATATTTTTTCCTGTATAAGAAAAAAAATAATCATGTATCCATCACAAAAATTAGAACCATATTACCTTAATCAATTTGAGATGAACTTCTGTGACGGTGGTATTACTTATATTGGTTTAACTGAGTATGTAATATCCTATAAAATAGAAGATCGAATTCTTTGGGTTGATATGGAAGTTAGCCAAGGAAAATTTATAGAAAACTTTGAGTGTCTAAAGGCATCCAAAGAAATTAGAATAAGGCATTTTGACAAAAGTGGAAATGTTTACTTCCAATTAGAAGGAGAAACCGAGTTTATTAGTACTACCGGATTTGCCGGCGATTATGAAGGAGAAGGATGTATGAGAATCAAGGTTTCTTACGTATTTAAAAACTTAGATATTACGGAGGATGGAAGATATGGAAGTATTGGACACCCCGAAACAATAAAATTATTTTAATATGATCCACAGTACCAAAATAATAGACTTTATCAAAAACGATTTAGGTAATGATACAAGTCTATTTAACGAAACACCTTTTTATCAAAATGACATCGAACTAAAGAAAGGTAATCTACTATTTGATCTAACGGTGGAAGAATTAGAATCTATTGCAAAAGTAAAGGAAGATATTATTCATCTTGCCAATTCCTTTTGTAAAGTGAACACTTATGAAGGAATTAAACAAATCCAACTACACAAGTATCAGGAAGAATATTTAACAGCCCAAAAGAAATATAGGTTTATTGTTACAATGGCAGCTAGGCAAACGGGTAAAACCATTATGGAAGCTATCTATTGTATGAGTAAAATTTTAGAAGGAAAAAAGATATTATTAGTTAATAATAATAGGGATAGTGGAGTAGAGGTTCTTGACAAAATTAAAACTATTTATAGAAACTTACCATTCTATATGAAGCCTGGAGTTCAGGCTTGGAATCAAACCTCTGTTGTATTTGATAATGGGGCTAGGGTAATAGCAAAAGGATCATCAAAAGGACCTGCATTAGGTTATACTTTTGATCTTGTCTATATTGATGAAGCTGCTCATATACCATATAATAGTTTTAATGATGTCTATATGATGGCATTTGGACAAATGTTAGCAAGTAGTGATGGACAATTAATAGTACAATCTACACCAAATGGACGTAATAAGTTCTGGGAAATTTATAATGATGCTATAAATGGAAAAAATGTATTCTATCCACATAGAATAGACTGGTGGTTAGTCCCGGGGAGAGATGAAGCGTGGAAAAAGGCAGAAACGATGAATCTTGGATCACAAGAATTATTTGATAGGGAATACGGCCTTTCTTTTGGTAATGCTCCAGAGGAAAAAAAGGAGGAGCCAGAAAAGAAAGAAGATAATCCAGCAAAGACAACAACAGGAAATACGCTAGAGCTAATAACAGAAAGGCTTGCTCGTGTCGAAAAAATGTTAGAGATCCAGACTGGAGAAGGCGCCCCGTTTTTTAACAGAGAATTTATACTCACTAAGTTTATGGGATTAACCCCGGACGATATACAGAAATTGGGATTATCACCGCTTTAAGTTTATAAAATCACTATATTTAGGAATTTTAGATTCTTTTACAGAATTGAAAGGATCCTTGAAATTAATTTCACCAGATGCTAAGGTCTTTTCCCAGTTGGGGGCATATTCCGTTTGTGGCATTAGTCCTCTATCTGGGGATCCTTTGGCAGGCTGGGATATTTTTTGCATTGTGTGAATATTTTTCCAGAAATACCTAGCTGCTGTTTGATTAGCCATATTATGTTCTTCGTGTGGAAGAATTTTTTTAAATTCTACTAATTTGTCATAGGTTAATTTACAAATATGTTTTTTTACATATTTGTAAATATCATACTTTCTACAATCGTACATATTTTTTCCCTCAACATGTTCGACAGGAACAGACCCAACTTCGGCAGCTATTGCCATTTGGACGGTTTTTAATGCTTCTATCGGACTTATATCAAAATTTATATTTACACAAGACATATTAGCTTGGGGATTCATAGCATAAATTTGAGACCATCTATGGTGTCCATCAATAATATATTTGGAATTTAAAGTTACTATTGGACCCCTCACTTCAACAGATTTACCATCTAAAATCATATCTATTTGATCCGGATACTGTGCGGTTAATTGTACTTTTAAGGATTTATCTAGATCTATTTCTCTTTGGGTTGGTCTTAAATCACTCACTTTTATAATCTCCTTAGTAAATTTCATTTTCTCATCGTCTGGCTTACCATCTTTTAATCCAGCCTTTAACAAATGATCTATACGAGGATTCTTAACGTCATTACTCAAGACGTTAATAAAATCCTTATAATCCAAATTAATTATATCCTTATAGACCTCTGCCGGTGAATCTTTTGGAGTATCGCCAGCAGGTAAGATAGGAACGTTAGTATCTTCTAATAATTTAGTATATTCTAGATAACTCTTCATCCATTATATATCAACCGTTACGGTTTCAATATCTGGATAATTGCTTCTACCCCTTCATCTAAATTTGGAGCGATAATATTACCAAATTCTAGCATACCATGTGAATGGATATTATCCTTTTCCATTACTAAAACGACTGGAATTTGGTATGCCCTACCCCATGCTATTTCCATAACTGTACCAATTGATACCCTTTTGGCACCTAATAAATTCACCAAAATGGCATCTGCAGTCTTACAATCATTAAAATCGCGGACATTGATACCAGTAATAGAGCTCATAGTGTAATCACTATAGGAATCCTGTATCATATCTTCCTTACTTAGATAATTCTTACCCCTCATTGGAGAGTATCCATGAAGACCGTGGTCCTTTAAATGTTCTACAACTCCTTCTCTCCAATTGTTAACGGTTCCATAATCATAGCCCGTAATTGGACCTGCTAAATAAACTTTCATATGTTTTGGTTTAATTAATTATTTTAATACGATTTGCTAAATAAACATAAGACTTACTCTTTTCTTTTCTTCTAAGCCCTTCTGCGTGACATTCGACAATTACCCGATCCGTTCTTTTAAATCTCTTCAGATATTCTTCTGCATTTTCTTTACCTTCTATAATATGAATTCCAGAGGTGTATTTAGTTCCATGTCCATCCATGACATTTTCTCTAATTTCACCTTCTATCCAAGTATCAATAGGTAGTTTTCTTGTTCCCCCAATCCCGTGGAATAATGTATATAGGTTGGAGTTCTTTTTTTCTACTATCTTATAGTAGACTGGAGGATTTACATTCCTCCGGTTTTCGAGTTGCATATAGCTGCGTGTTTGAATTTATAAATACGATACCTTCCTGTGTAATATTCTGCCCTATCTTTGGTCATAATAGCTCCATGTACTGATTCGTCACTATTAATATACCAAAAATTGGAACCTTCATAGAGGGGTTTACCATCTAATGTCATTGCGAGTACTTCCTTATTACTTTCCATTTCTTAGTTTTACTATTTTAAACTTCAAAGACGTAATCGAATGAAATTTAATTTGGTCGAAGCATACGCCGACCAACCTATATTATTGGACTTAGTTCCGAATCATTGTTCCACATCATAACATCCTTCATTGCAAAATTCCTTTCTTCTCCTTTTTCTATATCAATTGCATGAAGGAACCATTGTAATTCCTGGTGGAATTCTGTTCCACCATACCATATTTTAATAGGATGTACTCTTCTATGTCCAATAACTCCTTTCCAATTCTTATAGGTTATGTAAACTGGATTTCCTAATAATTCCATTTAAGTTATATTTAAAAATTATTGAATAATGTCATCCGTGAACTTTTGTAAATTTATTTCTATTTTACTTAATGCGGCTTCGTGTTTTTTCTTCTCTTGGAGTAATCTGTGTAATTCTACCTTGTCGTGATGATTAAGACCATCTTCGTGTTCCAGGATATACTCTATTTCTTTCTGGATACGCTCTAACAAATTCCTTTCCATTTTTGTTGTTATTTTGAATTTTTTGTATCCTATATTTATCTATAGGTCAAAGAGTTTTCCAGCCCTCGGGGATTAGTGCATTTAGTTAATTTTCCTCAAAATTTGATTAAAATAATCGCCTTGGAAGTGCATTTTGGTCGATTTTAAGCTTGAAATTTTAAATCCAAAATTATTTTTAATATAAATCATTAGGGGCAAGAAATAGGCTCAAATTTTTGAACTTTTTTAAATATCCCGTCATTTTATAGATCTACCTTTTTATAGTATTCGGCTTTGGGCTCTTTGACAACTATTTCAAGTAGATATTTGAGTTGGGACATTTCTGCGTAATCAATATATCCCTTAGCCAAATCATAATCGGTATAGTTCATATCAAATCCATTCCCATCATCTACTAGCCAACATGCTTTTTGCCCGCGAACTTTATCCTCCCAAATAGGATTATTGGAGTAATGGAGTGTATGGATTTCTTTTCCATCTTTTTCCTCCTTGGTATAAGTGTATTCGTGATTTCCTTCCAGGAATAATTCTATCTGTTCCATTTTTCTTTTTTATAAATCGAATGTTCTTTTTTCTTCTTGGTCTTCTAGGTGTTTGCCTATTTGAGTATTCATACTTTAATCCAGGATAGGTATAATCCAAATACATCAATGACATTTTAGGTCCAGACATCGGTGTTACTGCAACCAAATCCATACCAATTGTTTTGGCTGCTACCCTGGCTGCTATTGGCATTATATTACCAACTCCTCCTTCTTCATCTTGGAGAATCTCTATAGTCTTTTTTACCTCTTCCTCAGACATATCTACCGGAAGATAGATTGTAGATTGATTACTTGCCCAAGTGAAATGAGTCTTAAATTCTGTCCAAAGACCAGAAGAATCTGGAACAAAAAATCTATTTCTATAGACCGGCCATTTACTCTCTCCTTGGCTATCAAAAGAATCCCAATTAGTTTTATAATAAGGTTCTTCTTTTTCTTTGGTATAGACTCTTTGAAAAATACCATCTCTCATAGAGCAATACGTAATTCTACCTGGAGCCTCTTCATCTATTTGTCCTATGTAGAAAAGAGGATCTCCTTCAATGGGACACTTCAAACCAGTATCCCTTAATTCCTCTAAAGGAAATTCCTTAATTCTCCGCTTAAAATCCGCGATTGTTGCTGGATCATACATACCTATGCTAATTTGGCTTTTAGTTCCTCTAATTTACGGGTTGGAGGTTTGTGTTGTGGATAATAAATCAAATATAGATATACTGCTCCAAATACTTTAATTCTCTCACAACCAAAAACAAACTGTTTAATAGTCTCTTTTGTAGTCGGAGCTCTATTACCAATAGAGTCTTTAAAATACCATTTTCCATTTTCCTCCTCGATTGATAGGACAGGTAAGGTATAGAGTTCTTCTGCATCCTTTGCAGGATCTTCGGTATAAGAGTTTATTAATGATATACTATAATTATTTTGAACCATTTTCTTTATTTTTCCTGTCTATCGATTGAATCCATTCTATGGCTACTGCGGCCACTTGTATAAGCTCTGCTCTTCGGGTTTTGTCGTCAAATGCAGAAATAGTTTCAGAAAGCTCTTCCACTAAAATATGGCTCCAAGTGAGCACATTTTTACCAGCCGCATTATCGCATAGAAACTTTGCTCTGTGTTCTGTAGGAATCTCGTATTCCTGACAGAGCCTATCTGGCGTTGCACCTCCATTTCTCCCCGTCAAAATGGGGTCAACAGAAGGGTGATCCTGTTGACCCCATTTCATCTCTTGCCTTTGTCTCTCCGCGAGAATTTCAAAATAAATCGGGTCGTCAATTACTGTTGCGTTCATTTCAAGTTTTGTTATAATTATTATATCAAAACCTGTAATCAAAGTTTCTCGAGAGAAACGCAAGAGTTTTTAACACCACAAAAAACCCTGACCTTGGATGGTCAGGGTTTTTTATATAGATCGATAATTGTTACTATTAGTTTTCAACCCAAACTTCCACCCTCCTATTCTCTGCTCTTCCTTCTTCCGTTCCATTATCACGTAGTGGAATTGCTGATCCGAGGCCAAGTGTTCTGGATATTTTGGCTCCATGTAATTTAAGAGCGTCCCGTAGTGTATTAGCCCTATTTAAAGAAAGTCCTATATTTCCGGCAGGATTTCCTTGATTATCTGTAAAGCCAACAAGTACCAGGGATTTTCTTTTGTTCTCATCCTTCGAAAGGAATTTAATAACCCTTTCAATATCGTCATTTGCCCGGCTATCCAATGTTGAACCTCCATACTCGAAACGGAATTCGGTAGAAATCATTTTACCGTTTGCGGCTAATTTTTTATACTCTGGGGGATCAGTATCATTTACTTCGGGATTTTTAGTATCATCAATAAATTCCACATCAAAATTAACAAAACCTGTTTTTTCAACAATATCCTGGCCTTCGTCCTCTTCGATCCAATCGAGGAATTTTTGTATATGAGGATTATCAGGCTTCTCGGAAGAATACATATAAATACGCATAGCCAAAGGATATTCCTCGCTTTGTATAGTTAAGTCATTAGGAAGTATTGGAGAAGAAGTAGCTGTTTCTTTAATTGGTACAACTCTTATTCCTGTATTTTTAAGGAACTCATAGTCTACAAATCCAATGCCATTTGGATCTTTTGCTACCGCATCTAGCAATTCCTTCTCGTCAGAAAATCCTTTTGCGGTAGCGCTAATCCTCTTCTTTTCCATTATCTCCTGGTCGAAGAATTCGTAATACTCATTTGTTTTATCCAATACATAAAGGTTCATTTTTGTGGAAGAAGTTCCCTCAAATATATCTGCTATTTCTGCGACGGATAGGGCAGTAACATTCTTATTATCTTTGGAGACTATAATACCGACTGCATCCATACCGACCTCCTTTTCTTCGTCATTGTTGTTAGCCGGTGCTTCGAGAAGAGAGATAGCTATGTCTGCTTTCTTTTCGCTTATGGCTGTCATTCCTGCGGAATTTCCAACTGGCTGGATTAGGATACTTTCCTTTTTGCCTTTTAGAGTTCCAGTTACTTCGGATCCAGCCGCTCCACGATTGTTAATGGTTACATTTTCATAACCGTTCTCTTCCATATATCCTTGTGCCAGTTCCGGTGCAAGGTCTTCCGACATAACGGTTGAACCTGCAATTGTTAGGATAATGTTATCGGAAGAACTTGGTGTTAATAAGCTCCCTGGGGAGTCTCCGGAAATGCCCTTGTAATTCCGGTACATTTGAAAGCTTACTACTCCTGCTGCAATGAACAGTACTAATGTAATAATCTTTCCTGCGGGCTTCATACGAATTGCCATGATTGAAATTTGTTGATTTTGTTAATTGATGATTGTTAAAATATGAATAAAAGGTTTAGTTGACTAGTTAGTCAACCAAACCTCCACTCTCCTATTGTTTGCCTGATCTTCCGGTGTAGCATTTCCTCTTACCGGACGTAATGGCCCAAATCCGAGTACTTGTTTTACATCTGCTCCCCTTGCTGTCAGTACACTCTTTACCGTATTTGCCCTGGTGAGCGATAGTGCAGTGTTTTTGTTTACATCACCTACGTTATCAGTAAAGCCTACGAGTATTAATTTCTTACCCCTATTCTCGGATTGGGAAAGGAAAGATATTACCCTACTTACGTCTGCCAGTGCCCTACTATCCAGTGTTGTTCCCCCAAATTCGAACCGGAACTCTGTAGTTATCTTCTTACCAGTATTAATCAAGTTAGTATAAGCTGGTGGATCTCCTGGCATACCTATTGGATTATCGTTATTATTATTAACATTGACCGTTAGATTGATAAAGCCGCTGTTTTGTACGACCGCTTGTCCATTGGCAGATTCTACATAATTTAGGAAAGATCCTGCTGTTTGGTCTGCTTGTTTCGGAGTATACATATACAGCCTTCTGCAGAGAGGGTATTTTTCCGACTGGATGGTCAAAGCGTTTGGAATTATACCAGGCATACCAGGGCTAATACTGATTGGTACTGCTCTTATCCCCGAGGTTGAAAGGAAAGTGTAGCTGGCAAAGCCAACACCATTTGCATCGCTACTTATAGCAGTTGCTAACTCAGCTCCAGATGCGAACTTTTTTGCATTGCCATTAATTTCGCGGCCAGCCATTGCAACCTCTTTAAAAACTTTGTAGGTTCCACTATTATCGTCCATTCTGTATATGGAATTACCACTACTAAAAGTGTTTTGTAAATCCGGCATACTTAATGTGTTGATAGAACTACTGTTACTGACGATAACTGCTATACCGTCCAGGCCAATAACGTGTTCATTATAATTACCGGTGTTGTCTTTGGAAGAAGCCATACAAATACTGGCACCGCCATTAGAGATGGATGAAAAGCCGGTACTTGTTCCATGGGCTGAAATATCCACACGGTCTGTTTTTCCATTCTTCGTTCCAACTACTGCCTTTTCATCCTTACCGGTATTAAGTATCTGGACGTTGGAATAACCAGTGCTTTCCATCCAGCCTTTACAAAGTGCTGGTGCCAGTACGTCGCCAATTGTATTAGAACCGGCAATTTTCAGAATAGAAGTGCTCTGTGGGACTTCTGCTGTCTGTTGTGTAGCTCCTGATGAGGATGTTACCTGATCATTACCCGAGCTCGTTGGGTGGGGGTGGGATGTGTAGTATTTGTAATATCCTCCTCCTGCTATTGCAAGGATTAATACGAGGAAAAATACTTTACCGCCGGTCTTCATTTTGAGTGCCATAACGCTTTTGTTTTTTGATTGTTAATAATTAATTTAATACAGCAAATATACAATTTGTATTCTGAATAAAAAAATTATAGTTGTTAAAGATTTTATAAAATAATTATAAAGGGGTTTTAACGGATGGTTGTTACCCTTATTCCATATCCAAGCCCGTCATAGTTACTACCAAAGGAGATGTATTCTGCGTATGCCCCTATTTGGAAATACGTTCTGCCTGTTTTAAGTCCTACTCCTCCGGAGAACGAACCTTTGATAGCATACGAAAGATTCTGTTTTACTAGTTGATTACAATACCTAACACCCTGTGATACCTCAACCGAGAAATAGAGTCCGCTGGGTTTTCCCAATTCAACTAAATTGAGGGTTATTGGAATTCCAAGATAACTAATACGATACAATGTATTCCCAGACTTTTCCTTCACCGTAGAAGTATCTGTTTGAGAGGAAAAATACATAAATTCCCCGCCAATACTAAGATTAACGTTATTAGTCATCTGGTAACCAAATTGATGTTCCAAACCGCCGCTTACGCCACCCTTCCATTTGTCTACAGAAGTGTTACTAAGGATTATACCCCCACCGCCATTAAAGGTCCAGCTTTTAGTATGTCTTCCGAAAGAATCTACCCTAGCTTTTTCTGTTTTTTCCTGGTCAAATGTTTGTGTAGTACCATTTGCATATTTAATTGAGATTATATCAGAAACGGGTACTACATATACCCTTTGTGTTTTACTCCCCCAATCATAATACCGAACGTTCTTTTTTGCAACCTCTACTACTTGTACCTTCATTGTATTCCCACTTCGGAGAACCAAGATATCCTGGGCGTGGACTGCTGTCGAGGCGAGGATAATTAAAACGAGCATTGATAAAAAATGTTTCATTGTTTTGTTTAATTGTTTAATTGTTATTGGATAGTGTGTACTAAAGAATTGGACATCAAGGTTTTTATTTCACCTATTATTTGTCGAAACCTCGGCATTTCACGTATCTCAGAATGATATGCAAGGTCCTCTTCTAAAAAGTCATAAGTTTTAAGTATTGTTGATCCTGGATTTACTCCATCAGATCCAAGTACGAAAACATGGTCGGCAATTGCACATGCGGATTCTATATCATGGGAAACTATGATAATAGTGTTTTCCTCTGTAATGTCAGCAGCCTTTATTAGGAGTTCGGTAACTTTGTCCTTTACTACAAAATCCAGGCCTGAATAAGGCTCGTCCGCAAGGAGTATTTGATTACCTGCAAGAATTTGTTGGAGTATTGCTGCCCGTTGTCTTTGTCCCCCTGATAATTCGCTTGGGTACTTTTGCAGCTGGTCAAAGAGGTCAAAATAATTACTATACTCACTTATCACGCTGTCCTTATTATTATTACCCTTTAAGGCAATATGGAAATTTTCATAAATGGTTCGGTGATTAAGCAATGGATAATTTTGTGGAATCACTCCAACCTCTCCCATTTGTACAAGGTGTTGATCTACTCCTACTCTTACAAAGCCACTGCATCCATTTTCTTCTGTCAATTCTAAAAATCCAGAGAGTGCCTTGAAAAGGGTGGATTTTCCACAACCGCTAGGTCCAATGATTGCTATTATTTGACCCTTAGCCTTTCCAGTTTCAGGAAGTACTATATCTTTGATTTGGAAATTGATGTTGTGTAGAGCAACTTTATCACCGTAGGATACATTGAGATTTTCGACCGAGATTAATACTTCTTTAAGTTGATAGTTCATTTGGAAGTTTTTTTAGCAAGCTTAGGAAATATTTTTCTAGTCCGGAATAATTGGAATAATTGATTTATCCAAAGTTTTCTTGCCCTATCGGGATTAGTATATGGAAATATCCAAACTCCGATTACTTTAAATAGGTAATCAAATATCCACGCTACACCTAGTATAATGGCAAGAATAGCAAATACTCTACCCATTCTAAAGTGTCGATTTTCTGTGGTTAATAATGTACCTAATCCTCCCTTAGACCAACATAGTATTTCAAGACTGCTTATCATCATCCACCCAATAGCAAAATTTTGGCGAACAACTTCAAGCGCAAGATGTAGTTTTCCACGGATTATTGTTTCATAAAGAACTTCCCATCTTTTCATTTTTAAGGTGTAGCACAATTGATATTCCTCATCAGGAATGTCGTCAATATATGCGAGAAGAGAAGTAACAAAGTAAGGGACTATACCACATACTAAAACCCAGAATTTAATTGCTCCGTTATCATGGAGCATCATGGTTAATACAAATACAAAACCTGCGTAAGTAAGGTATCTTAATTTTGATACCAATACGCTGAAACCCCTAAAGGCATCAATTTTATAAATGTAACAAAAGAATAGTGAAATTAGTGTTGCTGTTCCCATCCCCCGAAGGAGGAAGAATACTGTTATCCAGAAATTTTGCATAAAGTCTGGAGCTCCAACGACAACAAGACCCTCTGGAACAACATCAGAGGGTCTTGGTATCAAGTCGTTGCTTTGGAACTGAAGAAAAAGAAGCACTACCAAAATTTGAACGATTGTTATTATCATTCTGGATTGTTTTGATCTCTTCAGTATAAAATTTGGTGCGAATATACTTCTTGATTTTTCCATTTGGATTTTTTTAATTGGCTTTATGCCTCGACTCGATTATTGATTTGGTTTAACAATACGTCGATATAAGGAGTCGGCGGGTTGTTCTTGTACCTGAACTTAGTATCTGTTACCTTTTCTATTTTAATTTTTTGGCCATTGTTAGAAATTGTAAAGCTTCTATTCCCAGTTTTTTCAACCTCAAAGCCAGCGTCTTTTAATCCTTTTATTGTCATAACGATTAAAATTAAGGATTTGAAAAAACCAGCGAGACCGAAGCCTCGCTGGGGGAACCAATTATTTTGTCAGGAGCGAGATTTGAACCCTGCGGTTTTGCCTACGTCCTTCTTCTGTGGTGTTAGGTGCTATCGCATCCCTTGATCCACGTCCTTCAGTAGGGAAGAAACGATTTTCTTCTAAACCTCTATCGGTCAGGCGTTTTTTAACAGAAGCTGCCCTGGCTGCGGATAATGGGGTATTTACAGCATCACTACCGCTATTGTCGGTGTAACCAATTAACAATGCCTTGGCCTCAGGCGTTGTGTTCAATTCCTGATAAATGGCTTCAATATCTGCATCTGAGGAAGCTGCTACTTCTGCGGAATTGAGGTCAAATTCAATATGCCATGCTTTATTACCTATTCTATTAGTCATCTTACCTTCCATCGATGGCAAATTAGCCTTGCCCTTTAACAATTCGGGGTGTTTTTGTGTAACGTTGAATAAGACCGCTTTATTATAGCCCTTATCATAGGTAGGATATGTTGGAAGATCGTCAGGAAAATATTTATGTTGCAACGCACCGAAGGTATTATAGACAGAACCATAAATATCATTGTTATCAGTCATACCTTTAATCATAATGCCTACCATATTTGCCATGTCCGCCAGATTATATACACGAGATCCTCCAAGGTGATTTGTAGAATCTGGTAATCCATCTTTACCTGGTACTGGTAGTTTTACGCCATTGAAATATTTGTACCAATATTCCTCGGTTTCCTCCTTATAGATTTTTGCATTAATGCCACATGCGAACTTTTTAACATCTTCGAATGAACGTATTTGGTCTCCGGCGATAGCAGTACCGATAATTAAGTTTTCTGCAACTTCCTCATGATCTTGTATCCATTTGGCACATGTGATAGTTACGGCTGGCATAATCGAAGCATATTCATATGTAGATGCAATAGTTACGGTTACCGATCCTCTTGGCCCATTATGGACAGTAACATCGCCCGGTGTCCAGGTAGCAACAAGGTCTATTCCTACTAAGGTATCTCTCTTTTGGTCAACACCGTCTATAAATAGCCTGCGACTTTCTTTTACGTTTGCATTATAATCAGTGGCAGCTATTGTATAGTCTGTGACAAAGCGAAGATTAAGTGCATGTAGTTCATAAACTTTGTCGTTCGAATTAACAGGCTGGCCAAATGCACCTGCATATTTGAAACCGCAGTCTTCGTCGCCATCAAGTTTTACGCATATCATAACTGCACCTTTGAGGTTGTTGGGGTCATCTTTATATTTCCTTGCTCCCATAACCTGGTCTTCTCCGTGGGATGATCCTGGCATCATAAAACCTTGTGGCCAGTATTCTTCTGGCACATTAGCAGCTTTAAGAGCGACGTCTATATTATATAACGCTCCCATAACCCCAGTTCCCATATACGTCGCCATATAAAATGGTGTATTAGGGTTCTTTTGGTAATCCTTACAGAATTGAATTACCTTTGCCTGGGATTGATTGCAATCTTTCTGACGTTCAATAGTCATACTAAATCCCATTTGGCCGAATATGGAGCCTTTTGTCGTCTGCGGTCCTCCATTTGCATAGTTAAACCCAGTACTTGCTTGCCATCCCATATCTGCAACTGTACCATGTATTGTGCCGGCTGTTACATCAGCACTTGGAAATGGTATTTTTTTCGCATCCATCGGCGGTAAAGATGCTTCAGGAGCATCTGGTGTTGCTACTTCGCCCTGAGATACTATTACGGCGGGTGCAACCTTCATCGGTTTGTGTTTGCTCCAAAAGTAGTAGCCTCCGCCTAAAAGTCCTACTATTAACAGAAGTATAAGTCCCTTACCTCCTGGTGTCATTCTTAATTGTGTACTCATGATCGTTTTTTGTTTACGTTGTTTAGTTAATAATTGTTAATTGATTAATTGATTAATTGATTAAATGGCTGATTACTTCAGCAGGTCGTTGTACTTTGTAATTGGCTTGGTTGAATTGGCATTCATTTCGACAATAGCAGCAGGAGCTTCGCCTTCCTTATATGCGAAAAGTTCTGGCCTGTATTCCTGCAGCATTTTCAAGCCTTCTGTTTCCATTGTGGCGTTTGTAAGATCAATGGTCTTCATAACAGTAGAGGATTGCTTGATGGCATATTTCATATTGGCCAGTTTGCCGGCTATATCCTCTTTCAGATATTCCATTGAACTTTCCATTAGCATCCTCTTGTCCGGATTTCCCTTCATAGTAGCCAATGCAGATTTGAGTGCATTATTACCTTTGGTAACGGCTTTGTACTGGGCTTTCTTAATGTTGAGAGCATTTTCCATATCCTGCAGCATGTAACCTGAATTGGTGTGTACTGCTTCAAGATAAGTTTCAATTTTCTGGAGGTTGTCCGCAATTGGCTGCAAATCATTGGCAAAGTCTTCCAACCTTTTTGCTTGTGCACTAGCAATACCCATGTCTTGTGTCATTCCCTTTTTGAGTGCGGCAGCAGCAATATTTATCTGATTTTTCATTTCCTTTTTCTGCTCCTCAATGGTTGCAATTGTTTCTTCTTTCTGGCTACTTACATTTTTAATTTGTGTTTCCAGATTTTCCCTTTCTTTCCTGATGTCGTTAATGTAATCTTCCGCAATCAGGAAAGGATCTAAACGGAATACAAGGCCGAACACATTTTTAATAAACCAGTCATACATGTACTTGAACGCCAGATAAATTCTACGATCTATGACCAGAATGTAGAGTAGCGCGGCTGCAATTCCCAGAGTAACTGCAAAATGAATCCAGTTTTCCAGGATTGTTGTTAAATACGGAATTACCTTCCATCCTATGAAGCCAAAAAGGAGGAGGCCAAAGATTGTCCCGATTTTTCCCTCGGGTTTACCCCAGTACGATTTTCCGCCGCCGGATGTTTGTGGGAATACGTTTGTGTCCATGTTTACGTTTTCTTTTTTTTGGTTAATTGATAATTGTTAATTGATTGTTTTGTATTTGATTTTACTTTTACTGCTTTTCTGGAATAAGCATTTGAATTTTCTGGATGTCGGAAGCTATCATAGCTTTATAATCGTCGCAGGCTTCTTTGAATGCGTCTATGCGGGAATTAATTTTACTTGCTGCTTCCTCCAGTGGTGCAATTTTTGCCTTGTTGTCGTCAATTTCTTTTTGTAGCTGCCTGAGCTTAATATCCCGAGCCTGCTCCAATTGTTGAATTTGTTGGGCAACTTCATTTTTTACCTTTTCCATTGCAATGTTGTTACTTGCTACCAAGTTATTTACCCCCTGGATTTGGTCCTGGCTTTCCTTTTGGGATCCTAATGCCTCCGCCTTGAATGCAGAGTTATCTTGGTCCAATAAAGTTATATAGGCATTGGCACTATTTAATAGGGCTTGCTTTGAAAGCCCCTGTGCACGTAATGCTCCAAACGCACCTTTGTATTTTGGTGCATCTGGTAATTCTTCTCCCATTTCTGCCAGCATCTGGGAAAATGTAAAATAATTTGGCGTTGGTGCTCCTGCATTAGCCAACACCTGGTCAAAGTGATCATGGAATTTACTTTTGTCAATTCCAGAGGCAGGAGCTTTCTTTGTGACAGAGGGTAACAAGCTATTTAAGGTGTCATTAAACGAGGCAGTGGGAGAAGCTGCTGCCTTATTATCACTTAAGCTTGGTAACCTCCTCGAGAATGTGATGTTGCCTCCAGCTCCTCCCTGAGCTGGCTGTGGCGTCGGTGACGGTGGTGTGTCTTTTGTCTCCACCGTCTCGAAGAAGAAGTTTTTGAGTCCCATAAATGAAATATATTTTGAAATGTAAAAATAAACACTATTTTCTAAATAAAAAAATATTAGTCGTTAAAATTATTATAAAGATTTTATAAAGGAGTTTTACGTAAGAACTCCATACTCCTTTGAAATTTTGATATAATAATAAGAAGTGCGCGCGTACGATACGTGCGCGAATATAATTCTTTTTATTCAAAAGAAAAAATCTATTTTGTTAAGAAAGTGTTAATGTTTAATGTGGTAGAAAAGAATAGCAAGGAGTATTATCATGTAACCCATTACTGATAATAGCATTAAGATTGGGTGCTCTTTTAAGGAGTTCGCACCAATAGCACAAAAGAAACCCACAATAAGCATTGCGGGTAAAGCTTTTTTTATTACTCTTTTTCTCCAGTTGAGCTCTTCATCACTCACGGGCTCTTTTTCGTAGTTCATCTAAATATGGTTGATGGTCGAATGTTAAAATATCAAATATTGTTTTTGAAGTATCCATTGATACGGGCGCGCCCGAATAAGTAACAGGGCTTTCTTTGAACATACCTTCCGGAACTTCTTCTCCAAAATACATATGGCTTTTATTATCTATAATATAATCACCGGACGTAATCCAAAAATGTACAGGTAGATGTATTCCATTATAATCTGCTTCCCCCATCAGTACAGTATGAGGGATTCTATTTTCTGTTAGTAAATAGTTAAGGATCCTAGTAGACCCATCACATTCCAAATATTTGGCAAGCTCTTTTGCTTTCTCTACTATTCCTTTTAATTTAGTATCATTCATTATAGTTACTTAATTTTAGAAAAATAATTTACAAAATCTTCATGTGGTACAGATACACATACTCGTGCGTACGAAGAATACATATCCTTTTCGTAATATACAAATTTTTCGAGACCTACGCTTCCAATATTATTTTGGAATAAAAAATCCTCGCTTTTATTTACTATTGCAAATATACCAAGTGGTTTAGTTTCTCCATAGATTTCATTAGGAAGGAATCCATTATCACTCAAATAAGATATGTTTCTTTGGATATTCTGGCAGGTATGAATTCTAAAATTCAAAATAGCAATTATTCCTTCCTCTGTACTTAATAACTTATTTACCAGAACTTGAGACGGAGATGACACTCCATTAAACTCATATAGCAATCGGATATTAAGCTCTCTATTAAAATCTTCATTAGAAGAATGAATAAATCCCAATCTTGCTCCTGGTAATCCAATCCACTTCGAAAATGATTCAGTAACTATTACATTTGGCATATTGTCAAACCCGAATATGTCATTAGTAAATAGTTTTCTATATGGGGAATCAAATACAACAATTGCACCAGTATTTTGTATATCTAAAATCTTCTGATAAAGAGATCTATCATCCATTTTAATTCCAGTCGGATTATTTGGATCACACACAAACACACCGGAGGAATCATTTAATTTGGAAGTATCCATATCCAAAAATGAATTATAAAAGGAAAATGGTTTTTTTCTGATAGTAGCCATTTTAGAATAAGATCCCCAATAAAATTGTGGAAAGTAAATATTTTCCACATGAAGCAATTGAATTACCAAATCTAATGCTGGCATTCCTCCGGGTGTTATGGAAATGTTCTTGGGATTTGAAAAATGATACTCTTTGGCGATTGTTTCTTTCAAAGAAGAAATACCAGTATTAGGAGCGTATAGTTGATACTCGGGAGAATTGTAATCTATCTTTTTAACTACCTCGTCAAGATTAATATTAGTTACCATATTAACCCCTCTGTTGAGTTTTAAAAATTTCCTTCCTGTTTCTTTTTCTACTTGTATTATTTTTTCTCCAATTCCTACTATGGACGAAAAAGTTGCATTTGATATATTAATTTTCATTCCTCTTCTATGATTTTATACCTGTCTGTTAATTTACCTTCAATATCGATCTCTATATGGAGATCAAAAAATACCCTTTTATTCTTTCCTTTCCCCCCACAATCACACGTTGCACAACAATCTAAATACCTTAATTGTTTGCTAACAAAATCTCCAGGACGGAAAACATCGAGCATACAATCAGTATCCTTTGTCTGACATTCGCGTTCTTCCTCCTTTCCACAATTAGGACACCTACAAATAATATAGGCACTATCAAACATTCCCATTTTCCTTGTCTTTTTTCTTTTTCTCTATTAGAACTGCTGTATATGTTCCAATAAATCCCCCTAAAAATGCAGCTATTAACAATGTTCTATCCTCTACATAATTTATAGTGGTAAAAGCACCAAATAATATAATAACCGATCCCCAGAGTGCCGATAGGAAAGGTTTATGTTTAGCTACATAAATAAAATACTTGGCCCAACAAAAATCAACCATAATCATTGCGACCATCACTCCGATAAACTTTAAAATATAAATTCCCATTACTTATCTATCCTAATTTTCCAGTGCCCATTTAGCACCAATAATAAAATCCTCGATGGCATTCTGATAAAACATCATGGTCATTGGATCCATTATCGGTAAAAAGTTTGAATACATTTTTCCGCATGGGCAATGGCAGCAATTCTAATCGGGTCCTCCGTATATTCTGGTTCGGAAGAAGTTTGTGGATTTCGTCCCATAAAATATAATTTAACCAGACCAATTTAAGTAATAATGCTGTGGATCCTTCTGGCTGAGTACCCATTCACATGTTTCTACTATTATCTCTAATGCTTGTAAATAAAACGTATTATCAGATTCATATACAACATTCATTGTAGAGGTATTTCCCTTTCCAAAATAGCTCGGGGTTGACCCTGGAATTAAAGCCATTATTTTCATAGGCTCATCCAGATAAAAGGTTCCTTCTGAATTAGAATAAGATCCACCAAATCCACCCTTTTCATTCTTGAATCTGGCTAGTTCTTTCATGAACACTTCCATTGCGTCAGCAGAATCTTTTACTTTAGGTATTGCTAATTCGTTCATCCTAACTTGAGTACATCTAAGTGCTGGCTTCTTTTTAAATTGCCGGAGAATCTCTTTAGACCTTTTCTTTGCTTCTTTCCAATTTGGAACAAATTCATATCCCGGATTATCCTCGGTCACACCAAAAATCCAATCCATATTACCCAATCCTAGATTAAACAAAACTCTCTCAAATCCACCATCATTATAAGATGACCTAAAATACCCGATTTTAAACATATGGTCTGGATATTTCTTGGAGGGTAATTCAATCTTGGTTTTGTCATGAGAAGTTCCCCATTTATCCAATCCTAGATTGGTTGCAAATGCTTCAACTGCCTCTGTTAATTGGTTTGTTATTTCTGGATCTTTATTATTTCTACCGCCACCCGATTTCCATATTTTTTCTTTTTCCTCTTCAAAGAGTTGTTGCTTCCTATCAATTCCTTTTTTGTCTGGAATGTGATAGAGATATACATCTAGTCCCATTTATTAATGTTTTAAGATTAATGAAAATAGACATAACATAGGAAGCCAAAAAATTAATGCTACTCCCATATATCTTACCAACCAATGTCTTTCTGATTGTATTGTACCATTAACAATAATAGCTGCAATAAAAAATACCCAATCCATAACAACCCAAGATCCTTTACTGTCTATCATACTCATAGCACACCCAAAAGCAGATATACCAGCAAGTAGCAGAATCACTAAATACTTTGATAAATTTTTTTCTAATTCCTTCATATAGATTTTATTATTTCTTTTTCTTCTTTCCGATTCCAAGTATACCATTTAACTTCACCATCAATCCATTCTTTCCAGTATTTTTTCCATGGTCCAGAAATTAATAATGTAACACAGCCTTTTTTGCTTTCGCCTATACTATGATAGGAATCTCTTGGAAACCATTTGAAGATATTATCTCTTTCGACTATCTCACGCTCTCCTGTTTTTTCATCTAACAAAACATATTCCAAATATGAACCATACAATTTAATACTTAGAGCATTAAATGCGTGGGTGTGGAATCGGTCTTGTCGAAGCCCACTTTTAGTGAAGTAGAAAATGTGGAGACTAAAAAGGAACTTACATTCAAAGAGGACAAATTGATGCACAATTCTCCCACCAAAATCGAATTTGTTTAGTTTAAACAAACTTAGCCAATTTGACTTCATTACTATTAATTAAAATTTCTTGAGTATCAATTTTTCGTAGAGGATTATAATTTCCTCATTACTTAGATTGCTCTTCTTTCCATTAATATCCACAGTACAAGCAACAACATTACCTTCAATATAGCCCTTCGAGCTATCCACCCTATCAAAGCTTCTGGCAAATGGTCCATCTTCTTTAAACTCCTTGTTGGTATAATAGCACTTCTTATAAGACATTAACCTTTTTACTGTTTTAAAGGAAAGATCAAATGCTAATCCTCGGTCACTAGCACTCTGGTTAATCTTTAGCATCTTTTTTGCAACCTCCAGATCCTTTATATCGTCCCTTATTTCCGGTTCCTCCCTTGGGGCCGTATGGGGGACCGGGGGTTCTGCTTTCATTTCGAAATTAGTAGCCTCCATTACCAGAATTGTATTAGTTGCTTTCATTACTATAGGACCTTCTGGTATCTCTGGTTTTGGTCCTTCTGTTATAAGGGTGGGTAGAACCGGACTTACGGATCCTGGTTCTTTTTTCCTTCTCCCCCCACGGGGTTTTTCGCCTTTTTTCGTTTCTGCCATTTCTATTTTGTTTTTTCTTCTCCCTGCTCCTCTTTAGTTACATAATGGTAAAGTGCTTGAATAGTAAACTCTAAGAAGAGTAATTCTACCCAATTACCTTCTAACATTTGGTCTTTCCAATTTTTAGCCACAAAAAACAATTGAGGTATAAGAAGTATAATTAATACTATTATTTTACCTAAATACTTATTCTTCCTTTTCATAAAAAATTCTTTCCTTCCACAAAATGATTAAAATTTAAACCACCTTTTAATTTATACTTTTTCGACATAGGGTGTTTCTCATCAAAATCCTTTATACCAAAATTCCTCCTTATTGTAAATCCATTAATGGTTATTTCCATATAAAATCCATTCACACATCGATCCATCACCATATAAAATGGTGACATTACCCACATTGTCGTATTCGCCCCTTGTATATGGTTCATTGAATGATAAATCCAAAGATCTGTGAAATAATCAACTATTTTTAGTTCGGCATGTATATCTGGTCCAATGTTTTTTAGATAGAATTTTTTCTCATCCTGATTGTACCAAAAATCCATTTTATTGTAATCCAAAGCAACCTCATCCATTTTATTATTTGGTCCGAAGAAACTCTCTTTTGTAGGATAGGTAAATATTTGATTGCTTACCTTTTTCATAAAAATATCCTTTTCCCAGCAATCTTCTAAATAAGTACTTACCTTAAACATCTCCTCTATTGTATGATAGAAGTTGATATTATTTAATACAAAATCAACATTAGCAAAAAATGAATTACTGGATATTATATGGTCTCCCCATTGACAGGAAACGAACCCAAATTTATAATCCTTTTTCCATCCCTGAAAAATAGAAACGTCATTTATTAGAGCATCATAACAAATTTTAAAGGTCCAATTTATCCCTTTAAATTTAAGATGATGTAATGCCATTTCTATTAAATTATTTTCTGCCACACCATGCGACCATCTCCTATTATCTACTATGTCCTGTTCCTGATACATATAAAAATCGCACTTCTCCTGAAGCTCAATAGATAATGGAGTATGTGAAGCTATTACCAAATAATAGTTCTCCTTAGAAATAGACTCAATAGATTTTTCTAATAGAGCTTTTGATTCTAAAGATGACTCATAATAAGTAATAATAAATCCTTCTCGTTTCATTTTTAATTGCTTAATGGTGCTTTAATAGCAGGATGATATTGGTATCCCTCTATTTGAAAATCTTCAACTAACCAATATTCAGGAACAAATGATGGCTTATTTTCAAAATGTAATTTAATATCTAATTGAGGTAATTCATGGGGTTCTCTTTTCAATTGTTCTTTAACCTGATCCATGTGATTGGTATAAATATGAGTATCACCTAGATTACCTATTAATTCATCGGGCTCCATATTAACTTCTTTGGCTATTATACAAAGGAGTAAAGCATAAGAAGCTATATTAAATGGTAACCCCAAAAAGCTATCAACACTTCGCTGGTTCCACATTAAAGAAATTGCACGCCTTGGAATATTTAGGGGTTCAATTGCTTCTTCGTTTGCATAATCCATTGGAGTGAATTCTTTCTTTCCTGCTGTTAGCTTTTTAAATGCAAGTGCTAATCTTTCTGTTAGCTTTAGTTCTCTTGTATATAATTGAAAGCTATAATGGCACGGGGGAAGGACCATTTGGTCCAATTCACCAGGGTTCCAAGCACTAACCAAAATCCTCCTGCTATCAGGATCTGTTTTTAACAGATTTAGAATTTCTATAATTTGGTCTTTGGAATTATAGATAGGATTTTTATATCTTTCAGCAAATTTTTTATCGTTCTTAATCCTATTTATAAATTGTTCCTCCGTTAAAGTAACTTCTGGGGATACTAAAAGTTCTGGATTTAATTTTATCCATCTTTTTAAGGATTCCCTATTTTCTTCAGACCCTTTTATATAATCCCCATAAGAATATTGATCTGGTAATATCTCCCAATTACGCCACTGTTTTCCATAAATAGGTCCAAGATCCCCCCATTTTTCTGAAAATGCTTTGTCTTCTTTTATTCTGGATATAAATTCTTCCTTTGTTAATGGTCTCCCAGAATCATGTAAATCTTTTCTATTTGCTTTCATTTTTATATTTCCATTTATATCCAATTGCTGTTTCTGTCTTACCTTTGCAGCATAATGTTATTGTTCCTGCATTATGTTTTTTTCTACCTAAAGCCAAAGCAGCTCCAATTGCAGAATCAAATTCTTGTATAAAATTCCAATCCTTATCATATTGATATACTGCTTTTTTATTTTTTCTATGAACATCTGACAAAAATTTAGAATATTCAATTTTTCTATTTTTTATAGAATTTCTCCAATTTTCCCAATTTGTATTTTCTTTTATTTTTCTATTTCTTTCAGGATCTTTATAATTTATTAATTTACTCCTATCATTGAAAATTTTTTTACGTTCCTCTTCATTTAATCCTATACCATTTAAATGATCTGCTCGACCCTTTTTATGGAAAATAGGTGCTGAAAAATCAATAAATTTAGAGGTATCTCCGCCATCCCCATTTTCTATTCTTAGATTAGCCCATTCTATGGATTTAACTATATCTAATTCTTCACTAATCCTAATACCCTTTATTTTTAGATCTTCTAAATCAGTTGTACTAAATATTATTTCAGTTTTAATATCATTATACGATAAGCTATGTTTTTTTATATGTCTCAACCATAATTTACCACTACCCATATATTTATATGGGTCTTTAGTTGTTTTCCCTAGATACTTTAATCCTAATGGGGAAGTTTTTATATAAAGATAATAAGTTTTCATATTCTATATATCCTTGGTGATGGATATAAAAATTACATTTCCCCACTATCCTCTATTTTTTTACATTCCTTTAAATATCGGGAATAACAATCACCATCCCAAATATGAACTTCATTATCGACAAGATATTTAATATTGGTATCTCCTTTAAGGAACCAAAGTAGTTCCTGTACAATACCTTTCCATGCCATCCTTTTGGTGGTTAATAATGGGAACCCCAATTTCATATTATGCCGTATCTGTCTACCAAATACAGATAATGTACCAGTGCCAGTCCGGTCTTTTTTATTGTTTCCGTTATCAAGTATATCCTGTAACAGGTTAAGATATTCGACTTCTATATTCTTCATTGAATAAGTTAATATTTTTCTATAAAATCAGTAGAAGAAATGTACTTATGACCAAATACTTCCATCGATATTCTTTTATCTATAGAATTAGTTTGATCAAAATTACCATTATCATAGATTATAGTATAATAGTAATGAGATAGATGTTCTGCACACAATTTACTATAACCATACTTCTTGATAAGAATCCCCTCTACCATTTGTGATTCACCTAAGTTATCATAGTGAATTATCAGTCTCGGTAAAAGTATCTGGGTTTCCACGCATTTTTTCTTTAAAGTCTGAAATCCACTTTTCCTGGTCTTCTTCGTACTTTGCAACGTATTCACCAGCCTGGGCAATATATTCCATCCAATTCTCCCCGCTTTCTTCCACTTTAATCCATTCCTCATAAGGCTTAATAGATCTAATGTATTCTACCAAACAGTAGAAAAATTTCAAATACGCTTCGGTTGTTTTTCCTTCTGGAACTACCAGTCCCTCATAGATCATATCTACTTCTGCAGGGGATATTTGACAATCCTCTTCAACTCTAGTAGTGCACCAGGAAAAGTGTGCGAATTGAGGTAGATCCCTTGCTTCGTCACCCATTATTAGTTTTAAATCTTCAATATTCAAATCTTCCATATAGTAAGTATTTTAATTTCGGTTATTAAGGAACAAACATTTTTTGTTTGTCTATCCATTCAAATTTTTCCTTTACGTCAACACTATGTTTTTTGATAATCTCTTCTCCTGTTAAATAAGAATATTGAGTTTTATTTTTATCCGGATATTCTTGGATAACATGATACTTCTGGGGTGCTTCAATTATACCTTTAATAATCTTCAGCTTATATGAGCCAAGGGGAGACCCTATCTGGACCCCTCCTATAAAACCCGAATTATCAGTATCGCTTATTAACAATGCAGATTTACCTTCCCAGTCTTTCAGAGCCACCCTTTTAACTTCAGGACCTTCTCTTGTCATTTCTGGATAAAGTAAAAATGTATTACCCCTTACGTCTTTTAAAACACCAGTCATTTCACACCCTTCACACATGACTTCCACAATACAGCCATAACACAATTCATCGGATATTTTATAAACATCTATTTCTGGTACGGATTTTTCACCCCACATTTCTTTAGCGCACTTATTACAAAAATCTGCCATATTTTAGGATGTTAATGGTTCTATTAATTCGTCTACTTTTCCCCGCCAGCCACATTTACATTTTACCGTATTATGTGTATCAACGAAATCCACACCTTTCTTTTCTATAACGCATACCGGAGACACTTGTAATGTTGTGTTATCACAATCCGGGCATGCTTTATGGTTCTTATAGTACTCTGCTTTTGTTATTACTTCTCCGACTTTGTTTGGCATAGATTATTATTTTAAGAGTTCTTGATTTTCAACTAATATTAAATGCTCGTCCATTGCAGAACTCCAAAACTTAATGTCATCCATTAGTTTAATGGATTCCTTAATGAAAAAGTCAACACCTTCCGGCCCCTCATTTTCCACTGCATCTAGTACTTCCCCTTGGGGAGTATAGAGATTGCATTCACTATTACCGGATATATCATCCCGAATAATTTGGATTTTATATCCGTCACTTAAATCGACTACTGCCTGAGAATCGCTTTCACTGATCTCATGGAAGACTAGGTTTTTATATTCCATGTTAAAATGTGAGCGTTGTTTAATCACTCTTTAATCTTATCATAAACTCTTCAATTAATTTCAAGCCATGATAACATAAATATTATTCACAATCATTTAATCCTCCTAAAAAATACATCGCTATCTGGAGTTCTCATCTCATCCCGAAACGTAGCAGCAATAACATTATTTCCGAATATATCGTTTATCATACAATCCAAATCGTCTATTAATATCCCATTCTTATGTTCATTTCTATTGTACCCGTGTGTTACTAACTTTGAATAAGTAACAGGATCAGGTATTTTAACACCCATAGAAAATGCTAGCCTCAAGATGTTACCTTGTGCAGCTACATTAGTACAAACAATAACTGCACCAGTCTCGGCTGAGCGCTGGATTAACTCAGTGGTCTTTCCCCCACTAGATTCTGCAACTATTACTTCCATTAACTTGGATTTTTATTTGTTAGATTGTAATCTGCCTCTGTAGATTCGGCAATTGGAACAAAAACTGCATATCGACTATGGTCCTCAAAATGTTCACATTTATCTATGAAACAAGCACCCCATTTTTCTCTCCAATAATGGAAGCGATTTTCTTCTGCGTTCCATTGTGCAATATGACCCCTGCGATAGTCACCCAGATAATATCCCTTATCTTTTAAATCCTTTTTAGGTATTGCACCAGCAGCTATTAATCTTGGAACATAAAAATTGTCCCATTCCTCCTTTTCTACAATTGGGAGATTTGGGACATCAGTTACTTTTTCGAATGGTCTTAAATTAGCCCACCTCTCATCATGTTTACGCTTGTATTCAGCCTCATCCTTAGCTCTTTGTGCAGCCACAAATTCGTCAAATTCCTGCTTATCTTTGAACCTGCTCATTATATCTCCTTATTTATACACAAATATAATGAATAGTTTTTGCATAAAAAAATTTAGTTCATACCCAATAAAACTTTTTTATTAATGATGTATAGGATTAATAATATCTGAGGCGATATTCTATCTTCCCGAAAGATGCAGTTAACCTATTAATTCCTTTCAAATCATTTGGAATCTCGGTTATGATATTAATATAGAAATAGAAGCGAAATTTCGATAATCCATTATTTAGGATTTCCTTAAGCATATGTCTAAAGACCCTACTATATTCATAAGGACCATTCATATAGCTTTCTCCATGTAAGGTATAAACTATTTCTTCCTTATACGGCAGAGAATAAGGATCTGTTTTAACAGTGGCATTGATGTTAACTTTCTTAAGAAGGTTTATAAATTTTTCCTCAACCTTTCTTTCAAAAGATTCCATTTTAGTTATATAGTTCTCTGGAGTTTTAGCACCTTTATATCCTAACAAAGGCATGCAGATTGCCTTATCTAGTTCAGGTATTACCCTTTCCATTTTTACCAAGTATTAGTGTGTCAAATAAAATATCACAGTCAATTGCTTTAGCCAACATATTAGCATGAAGGATAGGATAGGTGGGTTTTACCCTTTTATCTATCATCTCCTTCATAGCTAATTGTAATGCCTCACTTTCCCAAGATTGTGATTCCTTCATTGTCATCCTCTTCAATCGTTCCGATGGCTGGTCTCCTCTTTTTACTTCCCTATCTAATAGTCCCTCTGGAAAGGGGTAACATTTATTTGACATTAGTTTTGGCTATTTTTAAATATTCCTTTATTGACTTTCTTATAAACCCAGAAAGCCATTCCTCAAAAGGGGTTTTGTAATCGTATTTTCCAATCCTTTTAAAGATTGTTAAAAATCCTTGATTTAGACATTTTTCTGCTTCACCTGGATCCTTGATATAATCTTTTACCATTCCCATTAATAGAGGATAATATGCCTTATATAGGATCTCTTGATATTTCCTATTATTATTTTTACATCCCTCTAAAATTTCACTCTTAGGTAAATTCTCTTCCATTATAACAGATTTTTTAACATTGAGAGGAGCACTTTTCTTACCGGATCGAGCTCTGAACTTATTTTTACTCTCATAGTATAGTATCT